CAAAAACAAGATTACGGTTGCATCTTTACTCTTGATCCTGATACTCAAGAATTGTATTATGCTCCTGTTTATCAAGACAATACTGTAAATCTTAATGAATTTGCACCTGTTGATTTTGATGATGTAGATGATGAGTATGATGTACTCTCTATTCAACAAGAACTGATTACCCTCACTAATTCTAACTGATGAACGATTCTACACTTGATCTTTTCTGTCAGCATGAAGATGAAAATTATGCTGATGAATATGCAATGGAATTAGAAAGGAAAGCGAGTTCCTTAGAAATTACAGTTGACTATTATATGATGGAGTTTATTTAAGCATAATACCAATAACAACCAATCCAACTATTTTTTCCTGGATTTTTAAGTGATTTAATTAGTCCAGTTCCACGCTTTCCCTTAATAGTAACTGACGCCTTATTTGCACTTTCAAACTGATAAACAAGTTCTCCTGTTTTTTTATCATATCCAACAACAGGTTTGATAACTGGTCTATCATCAATCTTCCTCCATTTGTATCCATAAGCAATCCAATTATTTTTAATTGCATTACTAATGTTTCCAGCGTATTTCTCATTACCTGCTATCTTAAGTCCTGCCTCTCTCATACTATCAAATTCAATAGTTTCCCCAGTTGTTATGTTTACGCCTTGAATCTTTCTTTTAGCATGAGATCCACCTTTATTTTCACATAGCATAAATCCCCATTTTTCTCCACGTTCTAATTTATTTTTAAGTCCTTTACTTACATTATCAACCCATTCATCAGAACGAGAAACATTACTCATAAATGCTGATATTTTTTGTTTTGTCTCCTCTGTATGTTCAAAGTATTCTCCTCCTGTTGTTGCATTGTATCCATTGCGGTAGGAGTCAAGAAAATCTATCCACCAGATTTCACGCTCATTTAACAAATCAACATTGCATTCTTCAAGTATGCGAATCTTGAAGTTATCTAATCCATACTTATTGATTGCTCTGTAAAGTGGTCTATCACTATATGTTCTACTTTCTGTAATATGGTGTAACCAACGCTTGTTGAGTTGTTGTCTTGTTTGTCCGACGTATTTCTTATCATTAACTGTATTTGTAATAAGATAGATTGTTCCTTGTGTTAATGCCATAATATGTTAGAGGATTTGGTGATATTTATTATAACTTGCTGTCTTTTTGTTTGTTTTCCACAGATTTGGGTAGTTTTCCGCAACCTGTGGAAAAGTATTAAAAAAACATAGTAGCGTGGTGATTTGTTTGTATAATAGTTGAGTTATATGTTAATGCTTTGATAAATGTGAGATCTTGTAGTGATCTTGGATTCTCTATTATAACATAACAGCACTGTTTTGTCAATACCCCGCCGCCACTAAAAAAACTGGCACAAGGCGAAAAAATAAAACAGTATAGCACTATTGTTATATCTTATGAAACCCGTGAGACTCAGTATTCTTATGAGTTTCGCGGGTTTTTATTTGTGTAGTTGTGAGACTCACTCGACGCAAACCACTCAGAAAAGTGGCACTTAGACTTATGAGTCTCACAAAATCTGCTGTAGACTTTTAGGGTGGCAAGAGGGAGGGAAGAATTCATCACCCCCAACAATAACAAATCCCCACATACTGGGTGATACTTATAAACGCCGTGAGAGGTGCCTAGAAGACCCAGGAAGAGCATTGTTCTTTATATTCCGAATATTCCTTCATATTGTTGTATATTCTTGTCTTTTGATAATTTATTTGGTCTTTAATTTTTTGTTCTTTTGATTTCTTTGGTTTTGTAGATGTAGATATTTTTAATTGCGAAGTTTTATTTTTGATTATGTCTGCGTGTGATGTTAATTCCTTATCAAGGTCTATAAGGAATTTGAGAAATTTCTCTCTTATACGCTGATATTCAGATTTTGGTAATGAATCAAGGTATTCTTGTTGCTCACTGAGCATTATATTAATAATATCCTCAATGTAATTGTTTATATTGCAATTTGAATTTGATAATAATCTTCTATAGTAAGTCTCTTTATTATTCTTAATTTCTAGTATTTGTGGAGTTGATTTTATGTTTGAAGATTTTTTTATAAATGATGTTTTAACCATTTTTTCTACATAATCTTTAAAGTCATCGTTGAAGATTATGTCTGAATGGGGCAAATTGAAAGCCTCATTGAGAGACTTAAAAGATTCTTTCATCTGCTCTATAAATGCTTCGCAATTGGTATTTATAGAGGGAGAACATAAAAGATCTCCCCAACCTGTGAAGTTGCGAAGCATCATAGGCGTAGTATTTATAATAAAGAATGGAGATGTATAAATAAACTTACAATGAAAGTTTATTTTTATTAACAACTACAATTTTATACCAAGAGAGCACAATAGGCGGTTTGCCCGATGAGATAAGTCTTTCACACTGGACATATAAAATTCCCTATAAGTTAATAAGTATAAACATTACATAATCAATTCGTTATTAGATAAGACATCGTACAGAATTATCAGAATCAAACAGACACTGAGATCACAACTCAGAACTTGTTCGTGATTAGATAAGATTCGTACAGAGATTTAATGATACGCACCAATGAGAATTAAGAACTCATAAGTTTGTTCGTGATTAGATAAGATTCGTATAGAGCATAACAATATAACACTACTGTTATATTCAAACTGATAAATTCATTCGTGTTTAAATAAGATTCGTATTGAAACTTAATGCGATGTTCTTATACGCGCCTTTACAAATAGAAAAGATTCGTTTATAATTAAAGTTCGTTGTAGAGATTTTCTTGACAGTCAGGATAAGGTCTGATAGAATTCAACAGTAGAGTTTATTCGTTCCTTCGGTCTTTCTCTCTTATGGCAACTTCTTCTCTCACAGGACAAAAGAATAAGTATCGCATCACGTTGGAATTAAACGTGAATGAGGATTTTAATCCTCATCAGATTAACTGGAACAAACTCTTTGAACTTGATCGTAATGAACAGGTGAAGAGTTATGTAGAAGATCTCAACGTGCGTTGGTAATTCTAATACTCTTCAATTTGCCCTAAGTGTATTATACTCAGCGTCAGTAAGGTATATCGCCTGATAAATGTTTCGTTTATTATTATTACTTTGTCTGATTGTTTATATCACTTGGGGCAACTTAGTTCTTTATACTTATCATTGTTCGTCGTGAATTGGCGGCAGTTAGTATAAAGAATAGGCAATTCTTGAGGTATAAGTAGCGTAATTGTTGGCGGTTCGTATAAAGAACTGTGCTATTTTATAGTATTCGCACAGTGATTTGGGGCAGTTAGTATAAACAATGACGAATAATGATAGTTATTCGTTGTCAGTTGTTTATTCGTGTTGGCAGTTATTATGTTTTATTGTTTATTGTTTATATTTTGCGTTGCCCCCCGGTTATAAAAATCGATAAGTCCCTAACCTACACTGTATGTCTTTTTCGACCTCTATTTCACTCTCATAAAAAAAAAAATTCTCAGAAAAAAATGGCACAAAAGAAGAAAGCAAATTGTCATGGTTGGGGAATCTTCGGAGGAAAGCACAAAAAGAATAAAAGTTGTGCCACTGGAATATTTCGGACACCCGCACAGAAAAGAGCATCTTCAAAAAGAAAAAAGAAATGAAACACCGCCCATATTGGAGTTTCTGGAAAGTAATCTTTGCGGGATGGATGATACGCTATCCTGACAAAGTATTCTGTATTATTGGAGTTCCTCTTGGAATACTCATCGCAATAATATATAATGCAGCAACAAAATAAGATTGCCAAAAAATTTTCCGGAAAATATTTTATGACTGAAAAGGTTTATCACATATATGCAAAAGATCAGTGCATATATCACAGTTTATCAGAGGAAAAATTTTCTGAGATCTGGGATATGTTGCACAAAATGGTTGAATTACTTGATATGAATATTTCTATAAACGATTTATCTTATGAAGAACTTTATTTTAATAAAGAGGCAATTTTAAATTCCTCTCATTGACAGAAACATATATACACTGTAAAATTAATCTTGAAGGTTTATTAACTTTATGCTTTTGTTGGACAGATTTTATGACAAACTTCCCGATATTCTTGATGAAGAATCTTGCTGGGAATGGAAAGGAGCAATAGATAGGTATGGATATGGTGCTTTTTCTATTGGAAAAAAGACAGTAAAAGCACACAGAATATCATACGAAGTTTTCTATGCAGAACCGCTGAATGATCTTTTATGTTTACATAAATGCGACAATCGTAGATGTGTAAATCCTCAACATCTATTTGCAGGAACAAATCTCGTTAATATGAGAGATAAAGTTCAGAAAAATAGATGTTATAGTGGAGACCAGAAGGGGGAAAATAATGGGGCATCAAAACTTACTGACAATCAGGTAAGAGAAATTAGACAATTGTATAATTCTGGAAAATATACAAAATCACAACTTGGAAAAATGTATAAAGTCCATCGAACTACAATTTATTATATTGTAAATAAAAAAACTTATAAGCATATCTTGGAGGGTTGAAACAATGGCCAAAGGATTTACTGTTAAAGCAGCAGCGCCTCAAAAATCTACAGAGGACTGGGATTATGATGCAATTAAAGAAAGAATGAAAGGTAAGAGTATTGTTTTCTGTCTTCCTGGTAGAGGATGCTCTTTTATCTTTCTGAAAGCATTTGTGCAACTTTGTTTTGATCTTGTGCAAAATGGAATGAGTATTCAGATTTCTCAAGATTATTCATCGATGGTGAATTTTGCACGTTGTAAAGTTCTTGGAGCAAATGTACTTCGTGGACCGAAGCAAGTGCCTTGGGATGGAAAACTACAGTATGATTATCAACTATGGATTGATAGTGATATTGTTTTTGATTCTAACAAGTTCTGGCAGCTCTGTGATGTAGCACTCAATCAGGAAGGAGAGGAGCGTGAAATTGTCGCTGGTTGGTACGCAACTGAGGATGGTCACACAACCTCTGTCGCACACTGGTTGGAAGAAGATGATTTCCGTAAGAATGGTGGTGTTATGAACCACGAAACTGTTGAATCGATCAGCAAGCGTCGTAAGCCGTTCACTGTAGACTATACAGGTTTTGGGTGGGTGTTGATTAAGAATGGAGTCTTTGAGAATCTTGAGTATCCTTGGTTTGCTCCTAAGATGCAAGTGTTTGAGTCTGGTGCAGTTCAAGATATGTGCGGCGAAGATGTTTCATTCTGTCTTGATGCTATTGAAGCAGGATTTAAGATCTGGTGCGACCCTCGTATTAGAGTCGGACATGAGAAGACTCGTATTATCTAATGGTAAGAACTTACAATCTTTTATATAAAGGGCGTAAAATTTATTCAAATCTCACTATAGAAGATTGCAGTGAGATTCTTCAAGACTTCTCAGAGCGTTATTTCTCGGGAGAAGACATTGATCCTAATTTAATTGAAATGGAGGAAATCTAATGGCTAAAGGCGGCGGATCTAATAAGACTATTTTTGAACCTGGCGCACCTAAGAAAACACGTCAAGGACGTTCACCACGTACATTGCTAAGTGCAACTTCTCGTAATGGACGTAAGAAAAAGTATCGCGGACAGGGTAAGTGATCCAACTTAATCCTCAAATCCCAGTCTTTACTCCAAAAGGTAAGGGCTGGGCTTTTTTTGTAATCGATCGTTCGCAGGAGCACGATCTTGAATGGGTTGTCTTTCTAGATAGTAATGGAGAATGTTGGACTTTTAGGAATTCTGACATTCGCATTCAGAAAAATTATACTTTAAATCGGCAAAATACAAATATTTTTGATAATTCGGGATAGAAACCCCGTAAAAAGTTCTGATTTTCAACAATCAGGAGCAAAAATGGATCAAAAAATGCTTAGAGAGATCGCAAATGACGATTTAAACCCAAAAAAACACGATTTTTCTCATCAAAACGAAATTCACGAAAAAATTCGCAATGATGAAGACTATGATGACTGGGAATATGGCACTGAACCTCTTTATGAATCAAAAAATCCCTAATAAATAAGATAGAATTATAATAATCAATGCCTTTACAGAGGGTAAGTCAGGGATTTAAAGATATTAGTATGTCATTTCAGAGCAACCCTCTGACAAATGACCTGATTGCCCTCAAAAATGAGTCTGCAATTGCTCGCTCGGTTCGTAATATTGTATTTACTTTACCTGGCGAAAAGTTTTTTAATCCAAATTTTGGATCTAGGGTAAGTAAATCATTATTTGAGAATATTGATCAAATTTCTGCTTCAATTATTGATGATGAAATTAGAAATTCTATTGCCAATTATGAGCCTAGAGTCAGTTTAATTGATGTTCGAGTAAATCCCGATTATGACAATGGTGGGTTTGATGTTATTATCATTTATAGAATCGTTGGTATTGATGTTCCAACGCAACAATTACAATTTGTTCTGCAACCTACTAGGTAAATGCCATTAGTAAACTTTTCAAATCTGGACTTCGACCAGATTAAAACAAGTCTTAAAGATTATTTAAGATCAAACTCAAATTTTACTGACTATGACTTTGAGGGATCTAATCTCTCAACTATTCTTGATGTTTTGGCATATAATACCTACATCACTTCATATAATGCAAATATGGTTGCAAATGAGGTGTTTATTGATAGTGCAACGTTAAGAGAAAATGTTGTTGCACTTGCTAGAAATATTGGGTATGTTCCCAGATCAAGAAAAGCAGCAGTTGCAACGATAAGTTTTTTTGTAGATACAACTCAACCATCAAATAACGGATTATCTCCTTCATCATTAACTCTAAAAAGAGGTACTATTGCTAGCACATCAGGAACTTTTGGAAATCAGTCGTTTGTATTTTCTATTTTAGACGATATTACGGTTCCAGTTGTAGATAATATTGCATCCTTTAATGATATTCAAATTTATGAAGGTGTATTGCTGACTAGCAACTTTACTTACAACTCAAATAATCCAAATCAAAAAATTATTCTTCCAAATGCGGGTATTGATACTGCACTTATTTCAGTCAGAGTAAAAGATTCTATAACAGCAACAGCATCTACAAAGTATAGATTACAAGATAGTATATTTGATGTAAATAGAGATTCTAGAGTTTATTATCTTCAAGAAATTGAAGATGAAAGATATGAATTAATTTTTGGTGATGGTATTTTATTTGGTAAGAAACTAGAAAATAATAATTATGTTGAAGTAGATTATATTGTATCTAATGGTGATAGTGGAAACGGAGTAAGTCAGTTTAGTTTTTCTGGAAGACTGACTTATACTAGGAATTCTATAGAATACACCGTTACTTCCGGAATATCTCTTTTGACAACTGGTATTATTTCTCAAGGTGGAGAAAACATTGAGTCTGTAGAATCCATTAAAAGGTATGCTCCAAAAATTTATGCCTCTCAAAATAGAGCATTATCAGCAAATGATTATGAGATCTTAATTCCAAACAAAATATATCCAGAAACAGAATCAATTTCCGTTTTTGGTGGAGAAGAATTAGTTCCTCCACAGTATGGAAAAGTTTTTATTAGTATTAAACCAAGAAATGGGGATTTTCTTCCAAACTTAATCAAAGAGAATATTAAAAGAGATCTTAAAAAGTATACAGTTGCTGGAATTGTACCAGAAATTCTAGATTTGAAATATCTTTTTATTGAAGTTAATTCGAATGTTTATTATAATACTAATCTTGCACAAAGTTCTGCATATGTTTCTTCTTTGATTCAATCTAATGCCAATAAATATGCCGAATCTACGGAATTAAATAGGTATGGTGCAAGATTTAAGTATAGTAAATTCCTGAAAATTATTGATGACAGTCATGAATCTGTGACTTCTAATATTACTACAATACAAATAAGAAGAGATTTGAGAGTTGCTTTAAATACTTTTGCAGAATATCAAATTGGTTTTGGAAATGAGTTTCATATCAAAAGTATGGATGGTTATAACATAAAATCTTCTGCATTTAGAGTTTCAGATTTACAAGAAACTGTATATCTTTCTGATATTCCGGATACTAATAGAACAACGGGATCTATTTTTCTATTCACCGTTCCAAATATAAATTCCACTACTTCAACGATTGTTAAACGAAATATTGGAAGAATTGATTACAAAAAAGGAATTATTACACTGAATCCTATCAATATTTTATCAGGAAAAGTGAAAGATGGACAAACAATCATTGAAATATCAGCAGTTCCGCAATCTAATGATGTAATTGGATTGCAGGATCTTTATCTTCAACTAGATATTAATAAGAGTGTTTTTGAAATGATTCCTGACGAAATTTCTTCAGGACTCGATCCTTCGGCATCTAACTATATTGTTAAATCAAGCTACAGCAACGGGAACCTAGTAAGATCATAATCAAATGACAGAAAAAAGAATTCAGTTTAATAACATCATCCAGAATCAACTTCCAGCATATATTAGGGAGGAGGTTCCATTAATTGCTGAGTTTTTAAGGCAGTATTACATTTCTCAAGAATTCCAGAGTGCTTCGACCGATTTAATTCAGAATATTGATCAATACTTAAAATTAGATACTATCAAGAGTAATGCAGAATCAACAACTCTTTTCAGAGACATTACTTTTCTTGAAGAATCAATTCCAGTATCTAATACACTAGGATTTCCAGATTCTTATGGATTAATTCAGATAGATGATGAAATAATCACATATACTGAAAAAAGAGAAAATAAATTAGAAGGAACTGCAAATATTTCGGTTGGATCTACTGTAGTTTTTTATAATGGATTATCTGAAAATTATATTGGTAGAGAATTTAAATTTAAATCTCCTATTGGAGATACGACAGGAAATCAAATAAAGAATCCAATAATAGTATCTGTATCTGATAGTTATTTCACATTATCCTCTATTGGAATAGCATCTACTAGTGTCTATGGATATAAAGACGATGACTTATATCCATTTGAAACGAGTGATCCTCAATTTAGTGGGTGTATAAGAGGATTTAGTGGTACAGCATCCTATGGAAATACAAATGTTGGAATAGCATCAACATTTAAATTGCGATCTCAAGATCAATTAATTTTTAAAGATTCAGAATCTGCAGATCATAGTAAGAAAAATGCTGATGGAACTCCTAAAAATGTCATTAATCTAAGTTCCCTTTTCTTAAAAGAGTTCTTCAATAAAATTAAATACCAATTAACACCTGGTTTCGAGCAAAGAGAGTTTTATAGTTCTTTAGATAAGTATCTGTTCCTTAAACAATCAAAAGATTTTTACTCTACAAAAGGAACGGATCTTTCCTTCCAAATTTTATTCAAAGTATTGTATGGCGAAGACGTTAAAATTATAAAACCACAAGATTATCTGATAAAACCATCAGATTCTCAATATGAAATAACTAATGATCTAGTTGTAGAAAGTATTTCTGGAAGTCCATATGACTTGGAAAGATCTACATTATATCAAGATGCATATGGAGATATATCTAAAGGTTATGCACCAATAACTAGAGTAGAAAAGATTTTTGCAAAGTCTGATAAAGTATATTATAAATTAAGTATTGATGCGGGTTACAATAGAGATATCAATGTTGATGGTTCTCTTTATGGAAACTTTTCAATTCATCCAAAAACAAGACTTATTGGTAATGTAGTTTCTGGAACTAATACTTTAGATGTAGATTCTACTGTAGGATTTCCCTTACAAGGAGAATTATCAGTAATTTATAATGACGGAACTGAAGGAATTATTACATATACTTCAAAGAGTCTAAATCAATTCTTTGGATGCCAAAATATCATAAAATCAATTTCAGATGCAAGTGATGTTTGGTTAAATGTTTATGCTTATGGCACATCAAATAAAAATTCAAATGAAGTTATTAAAGTAAGAATTACATCCGTTCTTAAAGATTTAGAAATTGTAGATGATACTTATTATTATAATAATCAAGACACTGGTATTATTAGAACTCTTGGCGTAAACCCAGAAGATGCTGTAGTTTCCAATAATTGGATCTTTAATAACTCATTATCAATTGAGGTATCTTCAATAACTCTAATTGATAGTACAAATGGAACATATCGATTGGTAACAAAGGTTGATCACGGATTTAGAGTTGGTGATAACATAAAAATTAATTCAAATAATGGAATTTCAACCCCATCATCAATCACTAATATAGTTTCCGATAACACCATTGAAATTAGTGGTCAGGGGAATCTTAATTTAAATGCATCATATTCAATTCAAAGAAATTTACTTAAGGTTAATTCTTCAAAGTATTCTTACTTATCAAATCAAACTACTGATATTCAGAACATTTATAAGATTAAAGATAAAACTCTCGTAGCATCTTCATCTCTGCCATCTTATGCAAGTCAGTCTTTAAATGCTTTTGATAGATCTGTTTTATTCAAAGGGACTTTTATAAATACTGAACTTTCTGGTTATCCAGGACTTACTGACACAATTAATTTGGGATTGGATCATGGATTTTACACTGGAGACAGTATATATTATACGCCATCATCTAAAGATGATTCTTTGTTTGATGAAGGAGTATATATCGTCCAAAGAGTAAACCAAACTACGATTAGATTTGCAAAAAGCAGAGAAAATATTTACAAATCTATTAAAGAAAATAAAAATTATTTTGTTAAATTTAAAAGTTCTATCGAATTAAAAAATAATAGCAAAATACAGGATTATGATTTTTATTTAAAAAAATTAGATTCTCAAAAACTTTTAAGGGAAATCAATCCCCCAGTTAATGATGGAAGAGACTACGAAACAACTCCAGGAACTGTGGGAATTTTAATTAATGGCGTAGAAATATTAAACTACAAGTCAAAGGATAAAATTTACTACGATTCAATAGAAAATATTAATATTATTAATTCTGGTTCTGGATATGACATTATTAACCCACCAACACTGGTAATAACAGATTCTGTTGGAACTGGAGCAACAGGTTATTGTGCGGTTAAAGGTTCTCTTCAAGAAATCCGAATTGTAGATCCTGGATTTGGTTATTTAGAAACTCCGAAAATTAATATCAGTGGCGGAAATGGAATTGGGGCAAAGGCAAATGCATCAATGAAGTTAATTGATCATAAAGTATCATTTAATTCAGAATCTAAATCGGCGTTTGTCAATATTGCAAATAGCACCATTGGATTTTCCACTTATCATAAATTTAGAAATGCGGAGAAAGTAATATACAGAACTAATGCCCAAAAATCAGTAGGTGGCATTTCTACAAATTCTTCATACTATGTTTCTGTAAAGGATTTATTTACAATCAAATTACATAAAACTTATGCTGATGCTTTAGTTGGAGTTAATACTGTAACATTTACTTCTTTTGGCGTAGGAAATCATGATTTAGAATCTGTTAATAAAAAATCAGTAATAGCATCAATTAATATAGAAAACAGTGGATTGAATTATGAAAATAAAAAAAGAACTGTGAGTTCTTCTGGCATTAGTACGTCACTTGGACATATTTCTATAAAAAATCACGACTATCAATCAGGCGAAATTATTAGATACACTACAAGTGGATCACCAATTAGTGGTTTAACCTCGAATACAAATTATTATGTAACTAAAGTTGATGATAATAATTTTAAACTTTCTCTAGTTGGAGTAGGAACTGATAATCAAGATTTTTATTATAAAACCAGTCAGTATATTCAATTAAATTCAACTGGATCCGGTATTCATGCTTTCAATTATCCTCAAATAAGTGTGGAAGTTGTTGGAAGTGTTGGCATATCATCTTCATTCAAAGCAACAATTCAACCAATTTTTAGAGGAGAAGTCACCTCTGTTTACTTAGAAAACAATGGTGTTGGTTATGGATCATCTGAAATTATTAATTTCAATAGAATTCCAAACACAACTTTAAATAGTGGATCTGAAGCGCAACTCCTTCCTATAATCAATGATGGAAAGATCGTTGATATTTTAATCAATAATCCAGGAAGAGATTATAATTCTCCCCCAAATTTAAATATTTCGACAGGAGGAAATGGATCAGGTGCTGTTTTAACTCCCATATTAGAAAATGGACAGATTAAATCAATTAAAATTATTGAAAGTGGTTCAGGATATGATCCAAATAATACTTTTATTACTGTATCGTCGGCAGGTGTAGGTGTCGAACTAGACGCAAAACTAAAATCTTGGACAATTAATCTTTTTGCAAAATATTTTAACAAAATAACACCTGATGATGGATTTGTTTTCTACAATTCCAATTCAAAATATGGATTGCAGTACACGCATTTATATGCACCAAGAAATCTAAGAGAGAATATTTATGCAAAAGAGAATAGCGGGAAAACTCTTTATGGTACATTTGATTTAATACGACAAAATGGCATTGAAGTTTCTTCCACTAAACATTCCCCAATAATTGGGTGGGCATATGACGGAAACCCAATATATGGTCCATATGGATTTTCAAGTAAAAGTGGGGGAAGTATTTCCAGAATGAGATCTGGTTATATTTTTAATTCTTTAGTAAATAGACCACCATTTCCAATCGGATTTTTCGTTGAAGATTATGAATACAAAAATGTAGATGATGATACTGTTTTGGATGAGTACAATGGAAGATTTTGTGTTACTCCAGATTTTCCTAACGGAACTTATGCATATTTTACTACTATTGACGAAACATCTTCAGACTCTTTTGGAAATTACAGACTACCAGTTTTCCCATACATTATTGGAAATAAATTTAAATCCACCCCAAATGAATTTAACTTCAGTAGGTTCTCAAACCAAGATGATATTAATTTAAATGAGACGAAATGGGCAAGAAACACATCACAATATAATTTACTTAAAACTGGTTCATCTTATCCTTACTTATCATTACCAAATGATTTAGATCAAACGATTGATATCAAATATGCTTCTTCCGGTTTTATTGAAAATGTTGATATTATAAATGGAGGATTAAACTATAAAGTAAATGATAAGGTAATTTTTGATGATGAAGGAACTAGTGGGTTTGGATTTGCATCGAAAGTTTCTAGAATTGGCGGAAAAACTATAAACTCTATTAGTGTAGCAAATACAACCATTTATAATGCAGAAATTTACTCTCTTGAAGGAGGTAAAAATTCATTAATTGTTCAATCTGATTCTCCACATAATCTTACAAATACAGATCTTGTTGCTATTTCCGGATTAAATACCACTTCATCATTAATTGGAGGATCATATACTATAGGTGTTTCAACAAATATCCTATCTGTTTCAAATCCTTCTGGTATAGGATCAGTGGGAGTAACTGGAATAGTTACATTTATTTCTGTAGGGGGAAATCTTTCTCCTTCTTCCATAAGAGAAAATGATATTTACAGAATTGGAAACGAAAAGGTCAAGATTTTAAATGTAGATAGAAATTCATCTAGAATTAGAGTTTTAAGATCTGTTGAAGGAAGTGTTGGTTCTGCCCATAGTTATACTGGTGTTTTGTATGAATCTCCTAGAAGATTCGCCATAAATGCAGGTGATACTACTTCATATGCATATAAAGCAAACAAAGAAATCTACTTTAATCCAAAAGAGTCTCTTGGCGTTGGAACTATTTCTGGAGTAGGAATTGGTTCCACTTTAACATTCTCAAATCCAGGGGTAGGGATCACTCAAATTTTTATTCCCACAAGAACAATTTATTTTCCAAATCATAATTTGGAAACGGGAGATTCTCTAATTTATTCGACCAATATAGGAACTTCAATTTCGGTTTCAAATAATGGGATGTCTTCGTGGATTCTTAATGATCAGTCTGTTGTTTATGTTGCAAAGATTACAAATGATTTGATTGGAATATCCACGGTAAAAGTCGGTCTTGGATCTACCGGAACCTTTGTAGGAATTGCTACCACAACTACTTCCTCCAGTATTCTATACTTTACCGGAATTGGAACTGGTACATATCATAGCTTTAAAACAAATTATCCAAAACTTTCGGGTCAAGTATCAAAAAATATTGTAACTGTTTCCACTGCACAAACACACGGACTTGCAAATAATGATGATGTCTTTGTAAATGTAAGTCCGGGAATTTCTACTTCAATCATAATCAAATATGATGATACTAACAGAAAAGTTCTAGTAAATCCAAGATCTTTTATTTCCAGTGATGTTGACGTAATTTCAAATTCAATATTAATTACAAATCATAATTTTGAAAATGGACAAAAAGTTGTTCATACCTCAACATCTCCTTCTGGTGGTCTGACTAACAATAAAATTTACTATGTTGTAGTTTTTGATAGGAATACTGTAAAGTTATCTCCTTCATACTATAGTGCAACAAGTTTAAATCCAGAAATAATTAATATCACTTCAGCATCAAGTGGAACTTTATCCGCAGTAAATCCCCCAATTAAAGTTTATAAAAACTCAACGGTAACTTTTGATCTATCAGATTCTTCTCTTTCATATCTCAATGGATTAGTTAAATATTCTGCATTTGAATTAAACTTCTATATTGATTCAAATTATACTCAAATCTTCGATAAATCAGAATTTAGTAAAGCATTTGAAGTTACAAAATCAGGAAATGTTGGAATAGATGCTAATGCAAAAGTTACATTAAATGTAACTGAAGATATTCCGGAAAAGTTATATTATAAATTAGACCCTGTTTATGATAACATTCTTCCTAAAGTAAAAGAAGAAGTTAATATTGATACTTCTGTTAATGAAAATAATGAGATACAAGTTACTTTTAGTGGATATAATGGAAAACATAGAGTTGTATCAACTTCTTCTACTTCATTTACATATAATCTAGAAAGAATTCCAGAATCTTATTCTTATAATTCTTCTTCGAAGTTGGAATATGAGACAACATCTTTAACTGCACTTGGACCTATTTCTAGAGTTAATATAACATCAAAAGGTCAAAATTATATAAATCTTCCAAAGTTTTCTTTAGTTGCATCAATTTATGGAACTGGGGCTATTTTAGAAGCATTTAGTAAGTCGATAGGAAAAGTTAAAAAAACAAAACTAAATGGTATTGGATTTGATTTCTCATGTGACTTTACGGTAAGACCTAATGTTATTTTTCCCCAAATCTTAAAAATTGAACCTTTAAATTCCTTAGAGTCAATTGGCATAACATCAGTGGGAAGAGGATACTCATCGTCGCCTGAACTTATTGTTTTGGATGGTTACACTAAGCAGATTTTACCTGAGGTCAATCTCCTATATTCTTTGGGAGATAATTATGTCACTATTTTAAATAATACTTATAGACTTAATGATATAGATCCTATAATTATTCCAACTCAAAATTCTAATGGTGTCGGAATTTCATCAATTTTATACAACTCAACTACCAAAGATGTCACTGCAACATTATCAGTCGGATTTAGTACAGCAAGTGCTTTCCCATTTGCAGTAAATGACAAGGTATTGGTTGAAAACATTAGTGTAGGAATTAATTCCACAGGAAAAGGTTATAATTCCGAAAACTATAATTATCAATTGTTCACTATTACTGCAATTAATGCCAATATTGGCGGAACTGGAAGTGTAACTTATAATTTAAGTAATTCTTTGAATAGTGGAGAAGAACCAGGAACTTTTGATGCTGTTAATTCTTCCGGAAGAATTATTCCAGAAAAATATTTCCCACAATTTAAAGTAATTTTAAAAAGAAATAACTTCTTAAAAAACGAGAGTGTTAGATATTCAAATCAACCAACTTCTTTAGGATTTGTGAAAGATTGGAATGAAAAAATCAAATACTTAAAAGTTTCTTCAAGAGAAATTTTAGAAGAAGGAAAGATTTTAGAGGGAGATTCTTCAAAAACTCAAGGAAGAATTTCTTCTGCCATTAAATCAAATGGGTTTATTAACACTGGTTCATATTCAAAATCAGAAAATGGTTGGGTAACAGAAACGGGAACTTTAAATAATAACTTACAGAGAATTCAAGACAATTTTTACTATCAAAATTTCTCATATTCATTAAAATCTAAAGTTCCATATGATACATGGGAAAATGCTGTTGGATCGCTGAATCATACTGCAGGATTTAAAAAGTTTAGTGATTATCAATTAGAAAGTTTTGGATACTCTGGGATTAGCACTGATGTAGTTTCTATTGTAGATGCAACTGTAGACCTTTATGGAACTGCAAATTTAAACTGTGTGTACGATTTTGATCTCGCAAGAGAAAATGTATTAAATATAGAGTCCAAAACTTTTTCAGATGAAATATTATTTTCAAGTAGAATATTAAAGAACCATTTTGAATCTTTTGGTAACAGAGTATTATCAATTGATAATATCAGTGACAAATTTAATAATAATCAGCGTTTCACAAATTTTTTAATTGCACATAGATTTTTATTATCTGATATCAGAGCTCAAAAGTATATTACCTATGTAAAGGACAGGCAATACCCTTCACATAGACAATTAATGCTTTTTACTTTATTGCATGATGGCAATGTAGGATATTTAAATCAGTATGGTAGAGTGGAAACACGCTATGATTTAGGTTCTTTTGATTTTGATATTGATACGGATGAAGGATTAATTCTTTTCTACCCAGCAGATTATAAAAGTAATAATTATAATGTCACGGTGTTATCGTACAATTTAAAAGATAATTTTGCAGGGGTGGGAAGCACAACTCTTGGTAATATTGTAAAGATTGATACAAACACTACATTCGTCTCATCTGGGTCAACCACTATTGTTGGACTCGGTACTACTTACACATCTGCCAAAATATTAGTTGAGATTACAGGATCCAATGGGCAATATCAATTTAACGAATTGAGTTTGGTTCATGATGGTACAAATGTTGAATTCATTGATTATGGTCAATTGACAACCCATTCTTCAGATGCTTATTCAAGTTCTGGATTGGGAACTTATTATGCATATATTTCTGGATCTGATTTAAATATCGATTTTACTCCAAATGTTGGGTTAGCAGCTTCTATTAGCACTATTCAAGTAGCTATTGCAAATACATCATCGTCTGGAATAGGTACATTTGATATTAAGTATGCTCGATTTGGTGCAGCATCAACTTCAATTGCATCAACATCATCCCCAACTGCAAATGTAATATCCGAATATCCTGATAATTATGATGCAGCGTACTATATTGTTCAAGTATCCGATATTACAAATAATAGACATCAATTATCAGAGGTAGTAGTTGTCAATGATGATAGTGGTGACACTTATATTACAGAATTTGGAAATATTGAAACACATTCTGGTCTTGGTACAGTTGGTGTTGTTACTACTACAAATTCTACCAGATTGACATTTACGCCTCTTCCTAATATTGAAACTAATGTGAAGGTATATTTCAATTCTTTAGTAGACTTAGATGAGATTAATTCACTAACAGAATATAATAACAATACGGCATCAACAGATTATGGAATTTATTATGGAACAGAAATAGATCTGAGACGTGATTTTAATTTAACACATGGTGGTATTCCAATTTTCCAAAGGTATTTTGATGGAAGTGATTCTTCAACAGTAAGTATAGAATCTAATACTATTAAAATTCAAAATCACTTTTTCGTGACTGGAGAAAGGATTACATATTCTCCAGGAAATCCTGGAGAAACTTCTGTTGCAATTGGAATAGGATCTACTGATTTTGGAGTTGGAATTGGAACAACTGACAAATTACCATCTTCAATTTATGTCGTTAAGGTTGATGAAAATAATATTAAACTTGCAAGAAGTGCGGAAGATGCATTAAAATTTGTTCCAAATACCCTTAATATAACCTCAGTTGGTATTGGTACTAATCACACATTTACCTCGACCAAACAGAATGCAAAGTCTATTATTTCTATTGATAATGTTATTCAGTCTCCTGTCGTGTCTACATCACTAACAACGCATTTAGTATCAAATTTACCAATATCTAGAGATATATTATATTCAAATTCTGCTGTTGGACTATTTATTGGCGATTTAATTAAGATTGATGATGAAATAATGAAAATTGAATCTGTTGGCGTTAATGGCACAAATTCTATTTCTGTTTTGAGGTCATGGCTTGGAACTAAAGTCAATGCACATGCTAATGGATCATTAATCACAAAAATAGAAGGTGATTATAACATTGTAGGAAATACTATAAATTTTGTTTCTTCTCCATACGGAAATGTCCCCCTCAGCACAACAACAAATTCTCCAGATGAAAGAGATTGGTCTGGAATTACTTCATCATCTTCTTTCCATGGAAGAGTGTTTATGAGATCTGGAATTGAGGATTCATCTAATGAATCTTATTATAAAAATTATATTTTTGATGATATTTCTTCTTCATTCACCGGGTCTCAAAAAGCATTCGCTTTAACTTCAAATGGTGTAAATGTATCTGATGTTTTCGAAGATAATGCAGTAATACTTGTTAATGAAATATTCCAAGAACCTGGATTATCGAATAATTATACTTTATCGGAAACATCTGGGATAACTTCCGTCACATTTGTAGGAACTGCAACTTCTCTTGCCTCTGATATCAATACATCAAATCTTCCCATTGGTGGAATAATTGTTTCTGTTGGTTCCACAGAAGGTTTTGGTTATCAACCTTTAATTTCTGCTGGAGCAACGGCAACAGTATCTATTGCTGGGACTATAGCTGCTATTAGTATTGGAAATAGTGGATCTGGATATAGATCCACTATCCAAACACCTACCGGCATTTCTAACATAACTGTAAGAGTTGGTGTTGCAACTTCATCAACAGGAATTCCAAATATTCAATTTATTGGTACTGCAGCAGTAAGCAATGGAAATATTGTAAGTATTGCTATAACTAATCCGGGCGCTGGATACACTTCATCTAATCCACCTCGCGTGATTATTGATCCACCAATTTCATATTCTGACATTCCATTAATTTATAGTTCAACTTCATCTGGAATTGGAACCAGAGCAACGATTGATGTTGTAGTTGGACAAGGATCTAGTGTAATTGAATTTGAAATTAAAAATGCAGGATATGGATATGTGGTTGATGATGTTTTAACACTTCCTATTGGAGGTTCTACGGGCATTCCAACAACTTCAAATTATTTAACTACAAAAGAATTTCAAATTTCTGTTAAAAGTGTAGAGAAAGATAAATTCTCTGGATGGTCCGTTGGTGAATTGGAAGCATTTGATAAAATTCAAAATTTATTTGATGGAAATAGGACTATTTTTCCATTATCTTATAACGGATCAATAATTTCAGTTTATGCCAAAAAAGGATCGCCGATTAATATTCAAGATACACTTTTGGTTTTTTTAAATGATATTTTACAAGTTCCCGGAGAAGGTTATATATTTAATGGTGGCAGTAATATTCAATTCACTGAATCACCAAAACCAGAAGATACTTGCAAAATTATCTTCTACAAAGGGAGCGGAGAAGGTGTTGATGTTATATTCCGCGAGGTTGTTGATACTGTAAAACCAGGCGATGACTTACAATTAACTTACGATTCGTTTATCGGACAGTCAGCATATCTTCTTGAAGATAAGAGAAAAACTATTGATATAGTTTCTATAGAAACTGTAAATACTAATCCTTATTTTGGTCCAGGAAACACTTCAGATACAACACTATCTAGACCAGTGAACTGGTATCGCCAAACTGAAGATTTAGTTATTAATGAAAAAGACGTGACTAAAGATAGGGAATTTTATGAACCACTCATTTACCCAACGACTTACCTAATTCAACCTGTTGGGGTTGGTTCAACTGTCGTTTATGTTGAAAATTTAAGACCATTCTTTAATGCAACAAATGAAAATGATGCTTCAATAACTTTCCAAAATAATGTTACTTTTGTTTCTCAAGATTCTAGAGTGGCAGCAAGCGCAACTGCTATTGTATCCATAGCAGGTACTATTTCATCGATTAATATATTGAATGGCGGATCTGGATATAAAACTCCACCTAAAGTTTCTATTCAGAATCCAATCGGAATAGGAACAACAACTTCTACTGCAATTTCTTCTATAACATCAGGTATTGTCACATCAATTTCTATAGTTGGTGTTGTTTCTGGTTACTCATCGATTAATCCCCCATCAGTGCTTATTGATCCACCAACACTTAATGTTGAAAGTAATAAGGTAGTATCTTATGAGGGCGACTTTGGAATTATTACTGGTATTTCAACAACTTCTGTGGGAGTGGCTTCTACTGGAATCGTTTTCGACTTCTTTATTCCACAAAATTCTTCATTAAGAGAAGGATTAATCACTGAAACTACGCCAGTAAGTGAGATACAGACTGGATACTACTTTGTTATTTCCAATTCGAATGTTGGAAATGGATTAACATCTCTCAATTCCAACGGAGCAATTGTTGGATCTGGAAAAAGTTTCCTTGATGGAGTATATCAAGTCGCCTCTGTTTCAATTGGACAAACCTCTGTAGTGGGTGCAGGATTAACTCCCGTAGCTAAAGTAACTGTTAGCGTTTCAAATTATAATGGATTATCTGGTATTGGTTATAGTAATTATTATGGAAACTTTAGTTGGGGGAAAATTGTATTGAGATCAAGAACAAAATCAGAATCATATAATTCTTACACTGGTGATGGTTATTTGGGAATTTCTACAGGAACAATTTTAACCAGAACAGTACCACTAAAATACTTAGATTACAAATTACCTTAATAAATAGATAAAAAACTGCACAAATGTCTGCAATTATAACTGATCAGATTAGAATATTAAATGCAAAAAATTTTGTTGCCGGAGTGACAACTTCTGATAATTCATATTATACATTTGTTGGTCTCCCAAATCCAACAGACATCCAGAGTAACTGGGATTTCAATCCTCCGGCACCAAGAGATAGTTTTGACGAAGAGAATAATTATTGGGACACAATGATCGCACTGAAGAAGATTAATTCTTCCGATGTTCGTCAAGTGATACAGAAGAGAGTATGGTCTTCTGGAGCAACTTATGATTACTATAGACATGATTATAGTAGATCTAAAGTTGCTCCTGTTTCTGGGGCAACAAGTTTATACTCTTCGTCATATTATGTTTTGAATAGTGATTATAGAGTTTATATCTGTCTTCAAAATGGCACCAATCCAGATTATCCAAATGGAAGACCGTCTCTGGACGAACCAACATTTGTAGATTTAGAACCAAGAGCAGCTGGAACAAGTGGTGACGGGTATATTTGGAAATATTTGTATACTATTAGACCAAGTGATATTGTAAAGTTTGAATCCACAGATTTTATGCCAGTTCCTTTAGATTGGGAAACTAGTGCTGATAACTCTGCGGTTAGAAATAATGCAAAAGATGGATCTATTAAGATTATCACCATTACTAACAGAGGAGTTAGTGTAGGAGATGCAAACAGAACTTACACAAAAGTTCCTATTAAAGGGGATGGCACTGGAGCAGAATGTACAATTATTGTAGATAATGATCGACAAGTTGAATCAATAACAGTATCAAATCAAGGTTCTGGTTATACTTATGGAAATGTTGATTTGGTCGCAGGAAATGTTCCGACAGGATCAGTTAGACCAACATTTGATGTGATTATATCCCCAAAAGGGGGACATGGAGCAGACATTTATAGGGAATTGGGCGCATACAATGTTTTAGTGTATTCTAGAATTGAAAATGATATAGAAAATCCAGATTTTATAACAGGAAATCAAATTGCAAGGGTTGGTATTGTTGAGAATCCAAAACAATTTGAATCATCGCAAGTTTTAACCACAGATAAGGCAAGTGCGGTTTATGCAATAAGATTGACTGGTGCCGGATACAGTTCTGCATCTTTTATTCCGGATTCGATAATTACCCAAACTGTTGGTACTGGCGTTACTGCTATAGGTAGAGTTATTAGTTATGATCCATCTTTGGGTGTTCTTAAATACTGGCAAGACAGAACTCTTGCGGGATTTAATACAGTAGGAACAGCACAATCAAATCCAAATTTCGGATTTAATCTTGTTGAATTTACGAGTAATCCTATAAGTGGTGGAAGTTTAGTGATTACTGGAAATGCTGGCAATACACTATCAATTAATACTTCCTTTTCTGGTATATCCACTGTAATAAATAATAGAACCTATTATCTTGGTCAGTCTTTTAATTACGGTTTAGCAAATCCAGAAGTAAAAAAATATTCTGGAAATATCATCTATGTTGATAATCGTCCAGCAATTACTAGATCATCAAACCAAAAAGAAGATATCAAAGTCATTTTGCAGTTCTAAAGAATTATGTCTCAAGTCACAAACCTCAACGTATCGCCATATTTTGATGATTTTGATGCAAATAATGACTATTATAAAGTTCTTTTCAAACCTGGATATCCAATTCAAGCGAGAGAACTTACAACTTTACAGACTATTCTGCAAAATCAAGTTGAAAAGTTTGGTCAACACTTCTTTAAAGAAGGTGCAAAAGTTATTCCCGGAAATACAACTTATAATCAATTTTATTACGCCGTAGAACTAAACAATAATTATTTGGGAGTTCCTCTAGATGTTTATGTAGATCAACTCGTAGGAGCAAAGATTACAGGACAAACATCCGGAATTACTGCAGTTGTTGAAAAAGTATTGTTGTCTACAAATTCCGAAAGAGAAAATGTTACATTATATGTAAACTACTTAAGTTCCAGTACTCAAAATAACTCAACAGTTCAGTTTCTAGATGGAGAAAATCTATCTTCAAATGTAACTATCACTTCCGGTCTTTTAGGAAATACAACTATTGCTGCAGGGACTCCTTTTGGTACTACAATTGCAAGCAATGCTACTTCAACTGGATCTTCGTTTTCAATTACTGAAGGTGTTTATTTTATAAGAGGTTACTTTGTAAAAGTAGACACAGAAACTCTTATTCTTGACCAGTATTCAAATAATCCAAATTATAGAGTCGGTCTATTTGTAAATGAAGAAATTGTTAATTCTGATATTGATGAAACCCTGAGTGATAATTCTCAAGGATTTAACAACTATGCTGCTCCCGGAGCAGATAGATTAAAAATTTCAGCATCATTATTCAAGAAAGATCTAACTGATTTTAATGACAACAATTTTGTAGAATTAGCAACAATTATAGATGGCGTAATAAGAACAAAAAGAGACAAGAATGCTTGGGAGGATGACCTAGCAAGAAGAACTTATGCAGAATCTGGGGATTATTATGTAACTCCTTTTGATTTAAGCGTTAAAGAATCTTTAAATGATGGAGTAGGAAACAGAGGAATATTCAACCAAGGACAGTTTACTTATGGTGGTTCAACTCCATCAGAAAATCTTGCTATTTATCAAATTTCTCCAGGAAAAGCATTTGTAAGAGGATATGAAGTTGAAACGGTTTCTCCCACATTTTTAGATGTAGAAAAACCAAGAACTACTGCAACTCTCAATAATCTTTCGATCAATTATAACACAGGATCGACTCTTACTTTAAATAGAGTGTATGGATCCCCCACTATTGGGATTGGAAATACCTATGTATTAAGTTTAAGAGATTCGAGAGTGGGTATTGCGTCAACAACAGCAGCAGGAAAAGAAATTGGTGTCGCAAGAGTATACGATTTCAGATTAGAGTCTGGTTCATACGATACAACAAATTCAAATTTAAATCAATGGAATATTTCCCTATATGATGTACAAACAACTACAGAAATTACATTAAACGAACCAATTACACTCAATATTCCAAAAATCTTTAAAGGAAAAAACAGTGGTGCAACTGCATTTTTAAAAAATTCCGTAACAAATAGCAAATCTATAGTTTTATATCAAAAGAACGGAGAGTTTATCGTCAATGAATCATTTATCATTGATGGTATTGAGAACAATAGAGTAGCAATCGCAATAACTTCATATGGAATTTCTGATATTAAGTCGGTTTATGGTATTGTAGGTACTGCAAAAACTTTTAATGCAGATACTATTCAATCAGATTTTTATAACGTAGGAATTGCTACTATTAGTGCCTCTAGTGCTGGTATTAGCACGATTACCAGCACTAATCAAAATTTTCCGGGAAAAATAGTTAAAGTTGGCAATCTGGTTAAGTTTAGTAATGGAACATCTTCTCTACCAGTATACGCTAATGTTGTCAGTGTAGGAAAAACAACCATATCGATTTCTGGAGTTACTACAGTATCTGGTATTAACCAGGGGGGTCTTCCAGCATCTACTATTAGTGTATCGGATTTAAAGATTCTTACAACTAATCAATCTCGCTCAACTGATGATACTCTTTACACAGTTTTGCCAAGACCAAATGTAGCATCCGTCAATTTAACTGACGCATCATTGACAATTAGAAAAACCTTTAATGTAACTATTTCGGGGAATCAATCAAGTATAGTTAACGCAGGAGAAAACGAAACATTTTTACCATTTGATGAAGAAAGATATTCATTAATTAGATCTGATGGGAGCACTGAGGTCCTTACTTCTGATAAATTAGACTTTCTTTCTGGATCAACTCAACTTAAAATTTATGGTTTGGGTTCAAATGATACTGCAACACTGGTCGCAACTTTAAGAAAGATTAAACCAAAATCAAAAATTAAGTTAAAAAACAGAGTTTCTTCAGTAACTATCGATAAATCTAAGTATGAAGGATCTGGAATTGGAGCAACTACATTAGATGATGGATTAATTTATGGAAATTATCCATATGGAACAAGAGTTCAAGATGAAAATATTTCCTTGAATGTTCCTGATATTATTAATGTTTATGGTGTTTATGAATCAAAAACAACTGCCAATCCATCAGCACCAACTCTTGTACTTTCTTCAATAAACGGACCAACAACAAAAACTGTTGATTTAATTATTGGAGAACAATTTACCGGACAGTTGAGTGGTGCAATCGGAGTATGTGCAGAAAGATTAACCGATTCTCAAATTTCATTTATTCCGTTAAATGAAAACACCTTTAAAGAAGGCGAAACTGTTACTTTTTCGGAATCAAATATTTCTGCAGTTATTATAACCATAGATGCTCCGAGTTCAAATATTTCATCAAACTTTAAGTTTGATAATGGACAAAAAGGTTCTTTCTATGGATACGGTACAATTAATCGCGCCCCATCATCACCAGAACCATCTAAAAAAATAAAAGTTTATTTTGCAAGTGGATATTATCAAAGTTCTGATAATGGCGATATAACGACAATAGAATCATATCGTGGATTTGATTATAAAAAAGAAATTCAAATTGTAAATTCAGTAAGAAACTCTGACATAATTGATATTAGACCTAGAGTTTCTAATTATACTGTAGTACAAAATTCTCCTTCCCCACTTGAGTTTTATGGAAGAACTTTTGATGGATCAGGAAATTCTTCTGCAAATATTCTAGCATCAGATGAATCCATTGTCACTACGTTTTCATATTATCTTGGAAGAATTGACAGAATTTATATAAGAAAAGACGGAACTTTCCAAGTCAAATATGGTGTTCCTTCAGAGAAACCAGAAAAACCAATTTCTGTTGATGATGCATTAGAAATTGCAACAGTAACTTTACCACCATATCTCTTTGATATTTCTCAATCTTCTGTTCAATTCCTTGAACACAAGAGATATAGAATGGTTGATATCAAGCAACTTGAAAACAGAATTAAGAACCTTGAATACCATACTGCATTATCAATGCTTGAATCAAATACTGCAAATCTATTTGTTCCAGATGCAGATGGATTAGATAGATTTAAGTCTGGATTTTTTGTTGATAATTTTAGTTCATTGAATTCTCAAGAAAATGGACTTCCATTTGAAAATAGTATTGATCTTAAAAATAAAGAATTAAGACCAAAACACTATACTACTGCAATTGATTTAATTCAGGGTCCAGTAGAAGGTTTAGATCCTCAAGCAGATCTTGCTTTCGAAACTCCAGAAGGAAATAACATCAGAAAAACTGGAGATTTAATCACACTTGATTATGCAGAAGTTGAATGGTTGAAGCAATCTTTTGCAACTAGAACTGAAAATGTAACGCCATTTGTTATTAGTTTCTGGCAAGGAACAATTGAGCTTACTCCAGCAACTGACACTTGGGTTGATACTGTTAGGTTAGATGCCAAAATTATTAATGTTGAGGGAAACTATGCTCAGACAATGGCTCTTGCCCAACAGCAGTTTAACGTAGATCCGCAAACTGGATATTCTCCGACAGTATGGGGGGCATGGGAAACTAATTGGACAGGTAAAGAAGTTATTGAAACTGTACAAACACAATCAAATACTACTTACAATTATGGATATTATGGATGGCACTATGGATATTATGGATATTATGGATATTATGGATATTGGGGATGGAATAGAGGTTATGCAACAACCACTGTCACTCAAGATACATATAGACAAGTCAAAGAAACTGGCGTTCAATCGAGAACAGGTGCAACAACTTTTGTTACCGAACAGTTTGATAGACAATCAGTTGGGGATAAAGTTGTAAGTAGAGATTTAGTTCAATATTTAAGATCAAGAAATATTCAATTTACATCTAAAAATGTAAAACCATTAACTCAACTTTATGCATTCTTTGATGGAATTGATGTGACAAAATATTGCACTCCAAAGTTACTAGAAATCAGTATGATTTCTGGAGTGTTTCAGGTTGGAGAAACTGTTATTGGAACAACTAGAGAAACTGGGCTTGGAGAAAATTGGAGGGAATCTAGTCCTAGAATTACCTTCAGAGTTGCCCAATCAAATCATAAAGAGGGTCCTTATAACGCCCCAACTTCAACATATTCATTAAATCCATATACAAGTCAAACTCTTGCTGCAACTTATTCATCTACCAGTAGTACTTTAAATATTGACATATTCTCTCTATGTACACAGTATCAAGGAGAATATAGTGGTTGGGTTCAGTCGGGAATGACCTTAGTTGGAAAAACAAGCAGAGCTCAAGCAACAATTACAAATGTAAGATTGGTTTCTGATGTTTACACTTCACTGATTGGAAGTTTTTATATTCCAAATCCAAATATTTCAGTTAATCCTAGATTTGAAAATGGTTCAAAAACTTTTACCCTAATAAACAATACTATTAATGATAGAAATCTTGCATCAACTGTTGCAGAAGAGAAGTTTATTTCTACTGGAACTTTAGAAACAGTACAAGAGAATATCATTTCGACTAGAAACGCAAGGATAGAACAAAAACAGAACATTCAAAATCAAAATGTTTCTAGAACATCCGGTACACAATTAGTAAAAAGTAATGTTATTTCCTCAACAACTAATTGGTATAGATGTCCTTGGTGGGATCCTCTTGCACAATCATTCTTAGTTCAAGATGAGAGTGGAATTTTCCTCACAAAATGTGATATATTCTTTAAATCAAAAGATGATGCTGATATTCCCGTATTGTTCCAGATTAGAACAATGCAAAATGGTTATCCAACACAAACGGTTATTCCATTTTCCGAAATTATATTAGACCCAGACCAAGTAAATATTTCAAATGATGGATCTGTTGCAACTTCATTTGTGTTCAAGTCACCAGTATATCTAGAAGGTGGAAAAGAATATTCGATCGTTGTTGGATCAAATTCCAATAAGTACAATGTCTTCATCTCTAGAGTTGGTGAGGTCGATCTATTAACCCAATCATATATATCAAATCAACCTTATCTTGGATCTTTATTTAAGTCCCAAAATGCTTCAACTTGGGAGGCAAGTCAGTGGGAAGACTTAAAGTTCACTCTTTATAGAGCAGATTTCTTAAGTTCCGGTAGCGTAGAATTCTACAGTCCAGAACTTTCTCCAGGAAACTCTCAAGTTCCCATATTATTACCAAATTCATTAAGTCTTAATTCCAGAAAAGTTAGAATTGGATTATCAAGTGCTGTTCAAGATACTGGATTAGTTTTTGGCAATAATGTTTTGCAGCAGGGAACAAACGCAACTGGTAATTATGTAGGAAATGCGGGAATTGCCACAGGAACACTTCAGGTTATCAACTCAGGAATTGGTTACACTCCATCTTCAGGAAGTTTTACTTATACAAACATAGATTTAATCTCCATAACTGGAAATGGAAGAAATGCAAAAGCAAATATTACCATTTCAAATGGAGTTGCAATAGCTGCTACTGTTTCTACATCTGGCAATGGATATCAAGTTGGCGATGTGCTTGGTATATCTACTTTAGGATCTTCTCCTGTAGGTAGAAATGCGTTGTTCTCTCTAGTTTCTATTGCAAGTACAAACGAACTTATTCTGGATAATGTTCAGGGAGATTTTTCAATTGCAGGAACTGGCAAAACTGTACAGTATATTAATAGTTCTGGAATAACAACAAATCTGAATTCATCGTCTGGCGGAAATGTTCAAATTTCAGATATTAATGTAGTGAGCGATGGTTTACACATTGTGGTAAATCATAAGAATCATGGAATGTATTTTGACGATAACTATGTAAGAATTTCCGGAGTAGAATCAGATATTCCACCAACAAAACTAACATCAAATTATGCTTTTGATTCTGTAGGATCCATTTCAATTCAGAATTCTTCTAACTTTACAACTTTCGAAAATGTTGGCGTCGGAACAACAAATCCAGGTTATGTACTAATTGGAAATGAATTGTTTGAATATGAATCAGTTTCTACTGGTTCTTTAGATAATATTACTAGAATTGGTTACATTGATCCAACATTCTTTAATACTCTTCCTTCCGCATCAGTAACACATCTAGCAGGAACACCAGTTTATAAGTATGAGTTGGGAGGTGTTTCTTTGAATAGAATCAACACCACACATTATCTCGCAGATGCTACTGTTTCTAATCCAATAACATTTGATTCTTATAATATTAAAATTCAAATGGATGAAAATGGAACGAATAGAACTGATGAAACATATTTCCCCAAACTATATTTGAATCAAACAAAGTCTGCAGGTGGATTTAATATTAAGGCAACACAAAATATTCCATTTGAAATTATCACCCCATCGATACAAAACATCACCGTACAGGGAACAACAATTAACGCGGAAATTAGAACTATTACAGGTTCCAGTATTAGTGGCAATGAAACACCATTTAATGATAGTGGATTTGAACCAATTGCACTAAATAAGTCTACTTATTTTACAAATCCAAAGATCATTGCTTCTAAAATAAATGAAGATGCGAAATTGCAATCATTAATGGGCAAAAAATCTATGAATTTGAGGTTGTTCTTAAATTCTGTAGATACTAGAGTAAGTCCGGTCATTGATACCCAAAGAGTCAGCGCAATACTGACATCTAACAGGATTGACAAAGTAATTGATAATTATGCAACTGATAATAGAGTTAATACAATTGGAACAGATCCATCATCATTCCAATATATTTCTAAAGAAATTAATTTAGAAAATCCTGCTACTTCAATTAAGATTTTATTAGACGCTCATATCAATAACTACTGCGATATTAGAGCATTTTATGCCATTGGAGGAGATCAGAACTTTATTCCAATCTTTACTCCTTTCCCTGGTTATAATAATCTTGATGTCAAAAAGCAGATTATAAATTTTGAGAATAGTGATGGATTACCAGATGTGTTCATCCAACCATCACTTTCATTTGGATTTGATTCTGGAAATATTGATTTTAAAGAGTATACCTTTACTGCCGATCAATTGCCATCATTTAGATCATATAGAATTAAATTAGTTCTCACATCGACAAGTCAGGTTTATCCTCCAAGAGTTAGGAATCTAAGAGTAATCGCCCTTGCGTAATTTAAATGGATTATTTAAAAGTTGAAGGTCATAACAATCTTGTCAGAGATCCAAACACAAACTCTATCATCAATACAAATATGTCAGAATATCAGCAATATGTTGCAAGACGCAATGTAAAAAGTGAAGAAAACCAAAAATTAGAGAGTTTGGAGAGTGATGTGACTAACATTAAAAGTGATTTAAATGAAATTAAAATGTTACTTCGGAGTTTAATCGATGAATCCAGATAAAATAGAACTAGAAAATTTGAGTAAAAGTTTTGAATATTTTAAGGTAGCATCTGAAATTGATAGTATTGATAATTTAGATGATGTTAAAAATATTGCAAAATGTTATTTCAAGTTATATTTGAAGCAACAAGAAGTTGTTGCACAACTTATAACATCCAAACCATAAATATTTTTAAAGAGTATAGATAAATGGCGCAACCATCTACTAGACAAGAACTAATAGATTACTGTAAAAGAAAGCTGGGAGCGCCAGTTCTCGAAATTAACGTTGCCGATGAGCAGATTGAAGATCTTGTAGATGACGCTGTTCAATTCTTTCAAGAGCGTCATTTTGATGGCGTTTATCCCACGTTTTATAAGTACAAAGTAACTCAAGCAGACATTGATAGAGGGAGAGCAAAGGGTTTAAGTCAAAATAGCGTTGGAATTGTTACTACAACGGTTAATACAAATATAGTAGGAACTGCAACTACTTTTAATTATTATGAGAATAGTAATTATTTACAAGTACCGCCAAATATTATTGGTGTAAATAAGATTTTCACTTTTGATGGCGCTAACACCATTACTCATAATATGTTTAGCGTCAAATATCAGTTGTTCTTAAATGACATTTACTACTGGGGAACAACTGAACTTTTGAGTTATGCGATGGTTAAAACGTATTTGGAAGATTTGGACTTTCTCTTAAATACACAAAAACAAATTAGATTTAATAAAAGACAAGACAGGTTATATCTTGATATTGATTGGGGATCAGTTACCGAAAATCATTTTTTTGTCATTGATTGCTATTCTACTTTAGATCCAAATGATTATTCGAGAGTTTGGAATGACTCTTTCCTAAAACCCTATCTGACCGCATTAATTAAGAGGCAGTGGGGACAGAATATGATGAAATTTACTGGGGTTAAACTTCCCGGTGGAGTTGAGTTGAATGGAAGACAAATGTATGATGATGCCCAAAAAGAGATAGACATTTTAATGGAGAAAATGTCCAGCACTTACGAACTTCCTCCATACGATATGATTGGTTAATCTATGTTAAACCCATTTTTTCTTCAAGGTTCAAAATCAGAACAAGGTCTTATACAAGATCTAATTAATGAGCAATTGAGAATGTATGGTGTTGAGATTTATTATCTTCCCAGAAAATATATTACAGAAAAAACAGTAATAAAGGAATTAATAGAATCAAAATTTACAAATGCATATCCAATCGAAGCATATGTTGATAATATTGATGGATATGGAGATAATCCAACAATATTATCAAAATTTGGAATTCAATCTCTTAATGAAATAACCCTAACAATATCAAGAGAAAGATTTAAAAATTATATTTCTCCACTAATTAGTAATCAACCAAACATTAAACTATCATCAAGACCAAAAGAAGGAGATTTAGTTTGGTTTCCCTTAGGTGATCGTTTATTTGAAATAAAATATGTTGAGCACGAAAAACCATTTTATCAACTTCAAGGTCTTTACACTTATGAACTAAGATGTGAACTCTTTAGATATGAAGATGAGATTATTGATACTGGTGTAGAGGACATTGATGACAATATAAGTGGAAGTATTGGTGAAGATACAAAACCAATAGGACCTGTCCAAAAACTTACAATGGTTGGTGTTGGAGTTACTGCATCAGCGATTGTGGGTACTGTAAATGGTGGCGTAAGATTTATCACAGTGACTAATCGAGGTGGTGGATATACAAGTGTTCCTACAGTTGGAATTTCATCCGCCTCATCAGGAGGAAAAACTGCATCAGCAATTGCGAAGATGATAGGTGGAATTGTAGTTTGTAATGATAATACAAATCCATCGGCACAATCAGTCCAAAGTGTAGAGATAATTAATCCTGGTTATGGGTACACTGTTGCGCCCGGAGTAAGATTTATAGGTGGAGGGGGTAGTGGAGCAAAGGCAACAGCAACAATTGGTGATGGAGTAATCGGTATTGTTACAGTTACGAATTCTGGGTCAGGCTATGTAACTCCACCTGCAATTGCATTTAGTGGTATTTCTTCAGTATCTGCTGCTGCAACTGCTGTAGTTTCCGCTGCAGGAACAATTACACAAATTAGAATTACAAACGCCGGACTTGGATATACTATTGCGCCCACAATAACAATAGCATCACCAAGTTCTACTGGTACAGGAACATTTATTTTTAATGAAGTGGTAACAGGATCTCAAAGTGGCGTAACAGCAAGAGTAAGGTCTTGGAATGCAATTACTAATGTTCTCGAAGTCTCTAATGTGAATGGACAATTTATTTCTGGAGAAAACGTTGTTGGAACAGCATCAAGTGCTTCTTACAAATTAAGATCCATAGACTCTTTTATTGTTAAAGATGGATTTGCTGATAATGATAAAATTGAAGAAGAAGCAGAAAATATTATAGACTTTAGTGAAAATAATCCGTTTGGAATGCCATAAATAGATTTTATTATGTTTAAATAATAACATAAGGGACTATAAAATATGTTTGAGTATTTTTATCACGAAATTTTAAGAAAAACCGTTATTGCTTTTGGTTCTTTATTCAATGAAATTAGTATTAAGCACACTAATAATAGTGGAGCAGTTACTAATGTCATTAAGGTTCCCCTTGCATATGGACCAACTCAAAAGTTTCTAGCAAGATTAGAACAATCACCAGATTTAAATAAACCAGTTCAAATCACATTACCAAGAATGTCATTTGAATTTACTGGGTTAACATATGACCCAACAAGAAAATCAACAACTACTCAAACATTTACTGCAAAATCAACGGAAGACGGAAAAGAAACCAAAAAGACATATCTTCCTGTTCCTTATAATATGCAATTTGAACTTAGCATTATGTCTAAGTTAAATGATGATGCTCTTCAAATTATTGAACAAATTCTTCCGTATTTTCAACCAGCTTACACTATGAGTATTGAACTGGTCGATATTATCAATGAGAAAAGAGACATTCCTGTGGTTCTTGAAAACATAACAATGCAGGATGATTATGAGGGTAATTTTACAACTAGAAGGGTTTTAATTTACACCTTAAGATTTACTGCAAAGACTTACCTATTTGGTCCTGTTTCTTCTGCAACAAAAGATATTATCAAAAAAACCACTGTTGGATATATTGCGGGAGATATCACGAGTACTCCTACAAGAGAAATTGTATATTCCACGGAACCAAGGGCAATCAAAAATTATAATGGTAATATAGTTACAAATCTGACAAAAGATATTACAATAGAGGATGTATTAATTACTGTCGATGATGCAAGTTCAATATCATCTAATACATATCTAGATCTCGAAGGTGAAGAAGTATATGTAAGATCAAAAATCGGTAATATTCTTACTGTTGATAGAGGTAGAGATAATACAACGATAACCTCACATTTAGCAGGATCTCCGGTCAAATCTATTACGACTACGGATAACACGCTAATTGAAGATGGCGATGACTTTGGATTTAATGGTAGCAATTTATGAAAATGACAAAGAAATTTGAAAAATTGAACGATGCCTTTAACGTTGAAAGTGAAATAGTATCCGTTGATAGTAAAAGTGAAATTGAAAAAATAGAAAAAATAGCATCTGCCGTTGATGATATTAAAAAAGATTATGATTACACAAGAGGTAACCTTTATTCTTTAATAGAAAAAGGACAAGAAGCAATTGATGGAATTCTTGAACTAGCTCAGGAAAGTGAGATGCCTCGTGCCTATGAGGTTGCTGGACAATTGATCAAAAACGTCGCTGATGCTACAGACAAGTTAATGGATCTCCAGAAAAAACTTAAAGATATAGAAGAAGAGAAGCAAAAAGGACCTACAACTGTCAATAATGCTTTGTTTGTGGGATCCACAGCAGAATTAGCAAAACTTCTAAAACAACAAACGGATAATGAAAACGTTTAAGCAGTTTCAAGAAGACTGGAGTAATAAATATAAAAAGAGTATTGATTGCTCAAATCCAAAAGGATTCTCTCAACGTGCTCATTGTGCGGCGAGAAGAAAAAGGGCAAGAGGTGAACAGACTAAATCAAAACCAGTTGAATAATGCCCAAATTCAAGAAACACAAAACAGTTGAGCAAATTGCAAAGAAGCATCGTCTTGATGTTTCTTTTATACAAAAGCAACTTGATATGGGAGAACCTATTGAGCATGAACACACTCAAGATCATGATTTGGCAAGAGACATTGCTCTTCAACATCTTGATGAAATTCCAGATTATTATACTCGCTTGAAGAAGATGGAAGCAGATGCTAAAAAGCATCATAAAAAATTCAAAGATATGAAAGAAAATATTAAACCAGGTAATCTTCATGGATGGTTTCAAGATTCTGAATCAAAAGATAAAAAACCTGGTTGGGTTAATGTTGTAACTGGAGGAACGTGTGCAAGTGATGAACCGGGTGAAGGAGTTCCTAAATGTGTTTCGTCTGAAAAAAGAAAAAGCATGACTCCTGCAGAAAGACGTTCAGCAGCAAGAAGAAAAAAGGCAGCAGATCCCGAACAACAAGAAAAGACAGGTGCTGCAAAACCAACATATGTTTCTACCGATTCACCTAAAAAGAAAATGAAAGAAGAAATGGACGTACAAGAAGCAAAAGACAAACCAGGTAAAGGTAGTGGCAAAAAAGATGCTTGTTATCACAAAGTAAAGTCTCGCTATAGCGTTTGGCCAAGTGCCTATGCATCTGGAGCACTTGTAAAATGTCGTAGGGTTGGTGCAGACAACTGGGGAACTAAATCGGAGGAAACAATGCACGAAGAAGAAAGATACTGCCCTTTATGCGATAAAAGAGAAACAAGATCTGAATGCTCTTACGGAGAAAAAGCATGGGATAAAGTTTCTGTTAAAGATGAAGAATATTCAATGGCAAGATCAGAACTCAAAACTATTGAAGATGCGGTAAAAAGGATTAAATCAAAAGTTGCTAGAGGTGAGGGTGACTTAGAAGCGTGGGTTCAATCAAAAATCACTAAAGCAGCAGACTATATCGACACTGCAGCAGACTATATTGCAAGTGGTGAAATGGAAGAATCTTTTGGGTATGAGATAGATCC